TAGAAGAAATTCTCCTAAGTATAGCAATGATTATGTGAATGGAACATTTCCATATAGTTTATTTTGTGATTGCTGCGTTAAGAAGATTAAAGAATATAAGCCTTCGTGAGGCTATGCTTGGAGATAATGGTAACTTACCGGAGATGTTTAGGTGATTAAGTGTGATCGATGCAATAAACAAATTAACGATGACGAAATCGAATACTTAGGCGAATTTAAATTATGTAAATGTTGCCATGAAGAAGTGATAAGATTTATTACAGAAGGCAGATATTACGGTTTGGATTAAGGGAAAGGTCTGTTATGAAAGCTTTATTGATAGAGTTGCTTATTACTTTATGGATGGTTAATGGCAATTGTGCAGTAAATAGGCCATTTGATGATCCCGCTCAGGATCTAACTCCTAGATGTTCCGAGCCAATTCCAATCTATGATGTCGAAGGCATATCCGTACAACATTTAGCAGCTGACTTCTATTTCTGTACGGTTCCATGTGGCTCAGAGGTTCTAGAAGAGATTTTACGACAAGCTGCTGCTGCTGCGGGCGCAACTGCTTTGACATTTTCACACCATAAGTTCGAGCCTGATGGCGTAAGTGCAGTGCTTATACTTGGTGAATCGCATATATCCGTGCATTACTGGTACGAGAAGCACTTCGCGTTGATAGATATCGTAACTTGTGGGTCATGTAATCCGTACGCAGCAATTGACTTACTTAAACTTAAATTTGGCGCATCTACCGTTGCTATCCATGACTTAATTCGGCCATTTAAATGACATGTATAGGCACATGGTAGATCCAGGCTTCGACAATGCTGTAAAGTTATTTATTTGGATGTTGGGCGCGATGTGTCTGTTGATTATAATTGGTATTATCGTTGCTATTTTAGAGTTAATTGACAAATTAAGGGGAAAATGATGAAGGACGGTACGGTAAATCTACTTATATTCTTCCACGATGACTGCATAGAAGAGTTTGCGGAGCTAGAGCTCCTAGAGATTGAAGAAGAGACTGCTGAATCCATTATGGAACGCATGGAAACGGCTAATCCAGACAAATTATTCAGAATATGCTGTGATAAGTTAATTAATCTACGCGCAGTTAAGTACGTAAAGTGCGAACGTAATGAAGTTTGTGAAGACTGCGACGACTGTGACGAGGAAAACGATGAGCTTAATTAAACTAAGATGCTCTATTTTAATATCGGCATTACTTATGGCTATATCTGTATTTGTGGCAGAGATAGGTAAAACCGAGTACAAGAGCCAGATGAGTAAGCGTAAGCTCAGAAAGCAGGAGAAAGAGATAGCAGCTAAGATGCTAGACTCTGAGATACCAGAAGAAGTAGAAAATGTTTAGTTGGCTGTACACATGCGTGTTGAGAGGTACTAAAATGAATCCACTAGAACAGGCGGCGCAGAAGATAGTAATTGCGCTTTTGAAAGACATCGAAGCTAATCACAAAGAGATATTAACACTTGTCACTTTAGGCAAAATGGATCAAGATAAGATAGAGAAGCTTAATGCTGACATTCTTTGGTCTTTGAAGATGCTGCACCCTCTATTCGACGTAGCACATGCAATGATTCCTGAGTCCATGTCGTCACTTCATGGCGTAATGGATTGGTGTCAGGAGATCTACCATCAAGTCGTAGAGCCAGCTTTAAAATAGAACAATAACAAAATCTGGGCTCAGTACTCCTTAAACACATCCTGAGCCCAGGTTCTAGAGAGAGATAATGAAGAGAGCTAAAGATAAAATCAATTGCATAGTCGCAGAGCTAGACTATCCCGAATTCGAAGATAATCCCCAACATAAAAGACAGGTCATGGTCGAAGAAAATCCGCAAGATGGTCAAGAAAGACGGATATTTTTCCCTATTCTTGGTCGAAATGACCAGATTGCAGCTGAAACCAGCAATGCGTCGATCTTCTGGTATCGTTACAAGCCTTATGTTGATATTGAGTGGTATATAGACTATCTGCATGAGCACCGAGAGATAGATATGTACGTTACTTTGTGCTTTGTGCGTGATGACATGCGTCACAGAGCAGAGGCTAAAACCCTAAAATCCCTATAGATCTATATTATTCATTAACTTTTCTCCAGACACTTGTGTCTCAGGTTGATGATTAACAACATCGCCCCACTGTAATAAGTGGGGTTTTTATTTTATTTAATAATTTTGTCGCACCCATGCCTTTAAATACACTTGGAATGAGAGAGTACTGGCACGAGTGTCTACGGACACGAGTGTCTGCGGCCTATACCGAGGGTTCCAGTGTAATAAAGGGATGAAAGATGATATTTCCTCAATTAGGCCCTGCGTATTATGACGAGAAAGATAAGTCCATACGGCAGCGTATGGAGACATTTTATGCAGAGGCTATTTCCTTAAACCAATCTTTCTGGAGTGAAGCAGATACAGATTGGCGGTTCGAGTGTGGCGATCAAACAGTTTGGCAAGATGTATACGGGAATCTACCAATTAATCGCAGACGGCAATTCAATTTCAATCGAATTCGTCGCGTGATTAATATGATTTCTGGTTATCAGAGGAGAAATAGAAAATCGACAATTGCGGTTCCAGTAGAAAATGGTGATGAAGCTACGGCAGAGCAGTATACAAAGATCTTAATATGGCTCAATCAGCAAGAGCAGATCCTTGAGACGGTATCAGACGCGTTTCATGGTTCTTTGGTGGGTGGCATGAACTTTCTTCATGTCTGGCTAGATTATCGTTCGGATCCTATATCTGGCAACATAAAAGTCGATAATCTCTCTTATAACTCTTTCATCATGGATCCATTCTTTCGTAAGACGGACTTGTCTGATTGCAGAGCCATCTGGAAACGCTCATTCTTGAGCAAGGCTGAGTGTTTATCTCTGTTGCCAGATAAAACTGAGGAGCTGCTTCCTCTTGTTGGTAACGATCAACGTGATGCAAAATTCCAATTCATGCCCGAGAATTACAATCTGGGCTTCAAAAACTTAATGACTTATGACGAATTCTACTACAGGGCATACAGATCACAACGCATGCTGGTCGATACTAAGACTGGTGAATGCAAAGAATGGTCTAGCAATAACGAAGAGGGTCTGTCTCAATTCTTACAACAGTTCCCACAAATTACAGTTATAGAGCAAGAAATTCCAACAGTTCGTTTGGCGATTGTAGTGCAAGGTAAAGTAATGTTTGATGGGCCCAACCCCCTAGGTATAGATAGTTACCCATTTGTACCGGTCACTGCATATTACAATCCCCAAATTCCCTACTATCCACAGCGAATACAAGGCGTTGTACGCGGTCTCCGCGACGCACAATATTTATATAATCGCAGAAAGAGTATCGAATTAGATATTCTGGAGAGTCAGGTGAACTCTGGCTTTATTTATAAGGAAAGTGCCCTTGTCAACCCCAAGGACATTTTCCTTTCAGGCCAGGGGAAGGGTATAGCTCTTAAAGACGAAGCTCAAATCACTGATATTCAGCAGATTGTAGCTCCACAAATCCCACCTTCAATGATTCAGCTTTCCGAGCTGCTTGCTAAAGAAGTACAAGAGATATCAGGCGTCAACGAAGAGCTTTTAGGTTCAGCTATAGACGATAAAGCTGGTATTTTATCGATGTTACGTCAAGGTGCTGGTCTTACAACTTTGCAAGGGCTATTCGATAGCTTAGACAAGGCCCAAAAGCTACTTGGAAAGATCTTAATTGACGTTATCAACGTTAACTTTGCGCCTGGAAAAGTGGCTAGAGTGCTTGAAGAGCAACCAACGCCTCAATTTTATGGTAAAGCCTTCGGAAAATACGACTGCGCTATAGAAGACGGGCTGAATACTACAACTCAGAAACAGATGCAATTCGCGCAAATGTTGCAATTACGTGAAGTTGGTGTTCCTATTCCAGACGATGCGCTTATCGAAGCAGCTACCTTACAAAATAAGAACAAAATCATTGAATCTATGCAGAAGATTCAGCAGCAACAAGCTCAAATGCAAGAACAGCAAGCTCAAGTCGCTATGCAAGAGATGCAGGCTAGAGCTGAATTATCACATGCTCGTGCTACAGCTGATGCTGGACTTGGTATGGAGCGTCTGTCTAGGATACAAGAAAATAAAGCAATGGCTATAGAGCGTAAAGC